TGCAGGTTTCCTTTGAGTTCTATCCTTGATAACTGAATGGCACGTTTAACAATCTTACCCATAGCGCCTTGAGGTTCGCCTTTCTTGAGTTCTATTTCAACATCCATGGACACCATGGTTTAGTCACCAGTTATAGCAAAAAAGTCAATACTATCACTTTTATTGGATTTATCCACCACAAAAGGCTTTAAATCTCTTCTTAAGTCACTGGTAAGTATATCACTACTCGACACCGTAACCTTCCAATCATTCACCTTAATCAAAGGCGTGTTTTTCCTTGTCTGGCTAAAAGCAACCATATTTGCGACAGCCCTTAGACAAACCAAAGATACAGCCCCCGGAACACTTTCTTCAAATATGGTGTGGGTATGGGCGTCGATTAGGCTTGTACAGTAGCCTATCCACCTGTTAAGGATGGTGTCAAGCTCATCGGTGTCTTCTGCTTCCAGGCCGAGTTGATCGGGTCGTATTTGGGTTAACTCTTTAACTTCTTCAGCTGTGCAATAAGTCATAAGGTTCTCCTCCAAGTGTAGATGCCAATAGTTTCACCAGGTACGTCCTCCATTTCCGCTGAGTATAAGAGTTCCAGGTAAGGATAATTAGTCTTCATGTAATCTAGAGTAATCTCTGGTTGTAGATGCTCTTCATGAGGGTTTTCGTGTGTACTGCTCTGTTTTAATTGGAAGGGGATGCTGACTAATAGGTGATTCATTTTGTTTTTACGGATCCATCCCCCGAGTAGTGCCTGGGCATCCTCCAAGGACAAATGTTCCAGGACATCTCCAAGGATGATCAGATCATAAAAGTCAAAATTAAAGTCCAGAATATTACTAATAAAGATGTTATTGTAATATTTGTCCAATTTAAGCTTTTTAATACCCTGTTCATAGACATCCACACCATCAATGTTTGTGTATCCCTGTTCTCTTAGTAATCTGGCGTATATAGCACATCCAAAACCAACATCCAGGATCTCCGCATCCAGGGGTACGTGTTCTTTAATCCACTCCACGGCTTCATCTTTACCCGTCCAGGTGCTGAAGCCACGTCCGTAATCATTAAACTCTATCATACTTTTTTAGTCCTATGGCCATGGCCTGGGCTGCGGTTCGATTTCTTTCCAGCTGTTCTCGTAGTGGTGTTGGGCGTATCGTCGTCTTAACATCCTATTTTCTAATCGGAGAATATCCTCATCCTTAAGTAACTGTGATACGAAGCCGGGACCCGTCCTGAAACAAACATGATGATGCTTATTCTCCTCTACAAAACCCGGGAGAGCATCAACCAAACCTTTAATAAGCCGGTGCCCAGGAGTAGAACCCATAAAAGCGTTGTTAAGATAAGGAATATCATATTTTGGGTGGTTTTCCTTCCAGACCTTTCGGTCTTGGACTATAAAGAAATCCGCATCATCAATGAGTGGCTCGATGTTTTTTAGACATGAAAAGTCCATATCAGCATAAACACCACCAAATTCTTTGAGAATCTCTAAACGGACCACATCAGACTTCTCAGCGTAAGTCTTTGCATCGTCATAGAGAGCTTGATTCTCCAGGTCCATTATGTCATCTTCAGTCCAGAGGATAAAATCCCAGTCCTTGTGATGTCGCTTCCATGATCGGCGGTAGTTTTTGAGTTTAAGTGGTAATCTGCTGCCTAGCCAAATACCATGCATGATTTTTGGTATCTTCATTTCTTATCAGTGGTTTGGGGTTCGTCTTTGATTTCTACGACTGATTTTTTGCTTTTAGATTTCTCCTGTTTGTCTAATTCCTTCTTTATAAGTTCATACTGACCCCTGGGGGTTTTCTCTTCAGGTTTTAAGTCTTTCCAATCCTTAAGTGCCATGATTAATCAACTCCAAAAAAAGGAAGGGAATTTAGGATCCAGGGGAACCAGGGGAACCTTCAGGTTCTTCCAGTTCAGGGAACGCTGAAACATTCATGTACTCGTTGATCAGGTTCACATCTCCACGTGTAGTGTAAACCCATTCAGTCATCTCCTTAGCAGCGTGCCTATCAGGTTCAAGGTTCATCTCCCTGTAAATACCCATAGCAAGGTTAGATGGTGTATACAGCATTGCACCAGGACTGCCAGTCAATTCCTGTAAGGTAGTATCATCCATGGATGGCACGTGAACAACAGGGATACCCCTATATCTCAGTGGCCTGTAACCCTCTTCTACCTCATCACCAAGGCCAGTTGGTTTGCCTGCAAATAAGTCACGATATAGGTCTTCATACTCAAATGGAACACCTAATCTGAACTTAGTCCTATTTTTAATAAAATGCTTAGGTATTGCATCTACCATGGCCTTAAATAGGGCTTTAACATCGTCTCCGTCTTCTATTTCCATGTCATAGATTTTATAAGCGGAGCGGTGTAACCAACCTTTGGTTGTGGCGAGTAGATCATCGTCATCACGCTCTATCTCATCACTATTGGCTCCAATACCCAATACTTCTAAGTCGTCGCTGATTCCCTCTGCGATGAGGTCGAGTAGGGTGTTTACGAAGGCTTTTCCTTCTACGTTGTCTTCGAGTTCATCGTCCTCGATTTCAGCCTGAGCTTTCAGCTTAGTTGCTACCAGCCGATTTTGCCAGGTTCTCCATTTAACCTTTTCATCAGCGTCTAATTCTCTGGTGAATCCTTCAGCATCATATCCGGAATGGAGTACTCGGCCGTCAAGGGTTACCCTGTCCAGGTTTTTGGTGTGTGACTTCATGGTCATGACACTGGCTTCGCTGAGTATTGCCTGGTCCCTGGTGGCTACTCTTATGAATCTTCCAGCCTGTTCGGGATTTAATATGGCTTTGTTAAAGGTTTGCACGGCTAGTGCTGATGCTTTATTACTTACTATATCAGATAGTGCTTTGTGTGCTACTGACATGAATATCATTCCTCCTTATTTTTTCTCCTCTTTTATGGGTCTGCCTTTCAGGTCACGACCTGCGTATTCCTCAATGGATTTGTAGGCAGTCTCTTTTTTGCCGTCGTCATGGTTTTTGATGGCTTTAGATTTGCCTTCTTTGTCTTCTTTTTCTTTGGATTTCTTTGCAGACTTCTCGGTAGTGATTTCGTCTCCACATTTACTGCAGAACTTATCAGATTCTGCTAGTTCATGGTCGCATTCATTGCACTTTATGGCTTCAGGGGGCTCTTTGGTTGCCTCCTTAAACTTCTCGACTAAACCGTCTCCGAAGTCTTCCAGGTCGGATTTAGTCACAAATTCCTTATCTTTATCTTCTTCGCTTTTAGTCACATTATCGCCTCCATTATCTGGCTCTTTGGGACTTATCAAACTATCAATGATGTCCCGGGCCTTTTCAAGTATACTTTTATTCTGTTTAGAAATTGACACACCATACTTCACCGCAGACTTACCCACACTACATGAATTATCGATGCAGGGGTGAGTCGTAAGACTCAAAGTGTAAACTACACCATCAGGTACGTCTCTCATTAATGTCCTGCCTTTTTGGGCTGCAAGTGCCATGGCTCTTTGTCTTGTTATTGTCGTTGGGCTGTACGCTATCTGGCCCTTCTCTGCCTTCACCATCAATTCAGGGTCGGTTATCTTGCTTTTAACAACCCACGTACCTTTTGGGTATTCACGCTCTTCACCATAGACATTAGTCATCTTAGTTGCTCCAGGGAGCAAATAGTCTTCAACAGGTTCTCCGGTGCTTTTTCCATTGTGAAGGTAGGTATGTTCTTCATCTATGATTCCACCGTGTTCGTGGTAGGTTTCCCTGAATTTACGGACTTCATCTTCTGTAAAGATTTCCCCGTCACAATCAGGTTCATCGGGTATCATTGCGGTGCCTGTGAAGAGTACGTGGTCTTTGTGTTTTTCTACGATGAAAGCCGGGGCTAAGGGTTCAGTTTTGTTTTTTGTTATAATTTCACCTCCAATTGGGCTAATTTTTTGATTTAAAATAAGAATTAATTGTTTTATTAATAAACAAGGAATAATAAAGGATAAAAAGATGAATTAAAGCTTTTTGTAAAACTTCTGAAGCTGATTATGTAAATTCCGGTTCATACCTTTAAAAGCCCTTAATTCATTTTTAAGCCGTAAATTCTCCAAAACCGTGCTAACCAAGAAAAAGACTAAAACGACAATAACAATTAAACAAATAACAAGATACAAAATACAATCACCTTCCTTTTTTAACTATTTTATTGAATTCTCCAGTCTTAATACGGTTATAGGCTATTTTAGAAGTTCGCGGAATGTAAAGGAATTCATGGGGATCACCATACCACATCTATTGTCATTCCAGGAATAGGGATAATATCTGATTCTTTAAAAGTAACCATGCCTGGCGGTGCCATAAAGCCAAGAGGCATTAAATAAGGTACATTGGTACATCGGCAATTAATCCATTCCTTAATTGAACCTGTGCGGTCTCCCGGGTGCATCAGTCCATTACTGAATTTTGATCCCACCTTGGTTATCTGGCCATGGATCTCTTTATGGCTGTCTCGGACTCTTGCATCTTGACCAGTCCACCACTGATGATAATTTATATCATAATCAATTAGTGTTTCAAAATTACCCATATTCTGGGCGCTGTTTATTTCAGTTCGGGCTATACGGTTCGCTTCAAAGCCTTTAAGCTTGGTAAATTCTTTATTAAGGTTTCGACCAACATCTTTAATACCAAGTCCTTCCTGGTAACCCTGGGCTAATATGCCTGTGATGTTTTGCCGGACCCGTTCCAAGGTATACTGTGAGGCGACAAAAGTCTGCCTTTTGAGGTTGGTGTAGATCCGGGGTGAAAAATCAAATAAACGGTACTGTTTACTACGGTTTAACTGTAAATTAATTAAATCCAACGTAGATATACGACCATTCCTGAGTGCCTTAGTGTTTTCATAAAGAATCGTGTCATTATATTTTGTTTCAATCTTATACCAGGGCTCTAATATCTCCCGTGCCTGGAAGCTCAGGATATCAGGATCACCATAGAGCTGGAGAAACTTTTTGAGAGTAGCTTTTTCTGCAGCTGTAAACTGAGCCTTAATCTTACCGGCTAGTGCTTTTTCGGCTGCTAATCGTAGCTCGTATTCTGTCTGTAAGCCGGTTAAAAGCGTTCTTCCTTGCTGCACCTTCACCGCTATCATCTGTTTGGTTAAAGTCATCCACTTCTTCCTCTTCAATTTCACCAATCAACTCATCTTCAAGTCCATCCAATACCGAGTTAGTGCCTGGTGGATCTGTACTGTTACTCCCACTCCAAACATTATCGAGAGGAACACCATGCAAGTAAAACTCATCCAAATAAGGATTATCACTCTCTTTTAATCCGAAACGCTCACCAAAATGATTACGAAGTTCATTTGGGGTCATAGACGCCCTATCGAATAAATCCTTGGCGATGGTCATATCTGCAGATGCATCTCTGACATCGATTTCACTCATCTCAAACTTGAAGGGTGTTCCTGGGAAGACTTCTTCAATCAACTGTTGGATGTCAGTTTCGTCATCGGTCTGTATGGGTTCAACTATGCTGTTTTTATATATCTCGGTGCTGTCTCGGCTGTTGCTGCCCCCTAGTTTGCCTGTTTCATTGATCCCTAGACGGTAAGGCGGTACCCTGTGGGCTGCTATTACTTCATCCCGGTTATCTTTTCGATAAAGACGGAAAGAAGCTTCTTTTGTTTCAACAGAGAGCGGCTGTAATTTGATTTCCACATTTCCTTCTTCTCCCTCACTCGGAACTAGTATAGTAACTGCAGAGTGTGGGTTTTTCATTACCTCTTTAATTTGCTTAGAAATCTTGTATCGGAGGGTTTCAGTCTCATCATAACCCTCATCACCAGGTTCTTTATCATAATCCTCAAAATAACCACTAACAGTTATAGCAAAGGCAGGTATACCATAATTCTTAAAAAATGCCGTGTTAAAAATAGACCGACTAGTGTCACCATGTATTGCAGGGATTGCAGGTACGATCTTTGCTAATCCATAGTATTTGCTTTTAGGGGTGTAGTCCATCTGCCATAATAGTTCATTGGCCCTCTCATCCTTCCTTAGGCTGTTGTAAGGGCATATTTCACCGGTCTCGCAGTGGACATCAACAAGTTTGCTGCCCACCTTATTTTTACCATAAATAACAAACCAAACCTCTTTTAACCCTATCTTCTGTTTAACCCGGAAACCATCCCGATGACGACGTAGATGTTGACTTGGTAAGTGATCTAATCTTTGTGCTGGGCTTTTGCTTCGTCCCTGTCTGATTATCTCTAGGGCACCGTAGCCCACGCCCCGGCGGTCATAGGTCCGCTGATAAAAGAGTTTATTAAGGTTAGGTGATAATCCTTCAACGAATGTTCTTATCCGTTTCTTTGCGCCTTCACTTCCAGTCTGATCTGCCTTGTTACTGATAGTCCAGCCGTTCCCGGCACTGTCACGGGCCACTACATCCACGCACTGTGCATGATAAGTGTTCACTTCAAGGAGCTCCAAGAGGTGATGTGGATCATAGAGTGGTTCATAAAACTCTTTATAGTCCCATCCTTCACCTTCGATCTGTTTACTACCCTCTTCGCTTTTAATAGCGTATCGGTTGAGAGCGGATGCTTTGATTAAGTCCCAGTCTCCGTCGCTTTTTGTAACGATAAATGCGTCTGGACTTTTTTTACTCATACTTTAACCTTCCTTCTTCGTCGTTCCCAGTGCCTTGCAGATCCTGTAAGTGTATCAGTGATGTTATCTTCTCCACCTTCTTCTCCTGTAAATTCAATTAATTCATATACAATCTTCTTAATCTCGGATGTACTCAGGGAATCGGTGTCAAATAGTAATCTACCGGTTTCAGCCATCACTTCCAGGTCAAAGCTCCTATCAAGTTTGCTGTCTTTGACTTTATCAGCCTGGATTTTAGGGTAGCCTTTGAGTTTCCGGTTTCTTCTGAATTTGGTTATCAGTAATTTTGCCATACTGCCAGGTTCTTGCTCTACCATTCTTTTGCAGCTTTTTCCGTCCTTGATTGTTATCTTCTCGAATCGGTTAAGCACCTGGTTAGAACTGTATTTTCCATGGAGTAATCCTCTTACAACCATTTCATTCAGATTAATAGCTGCTCCCTCTATCATCCTGGTTGTCTGGTAGTAACCGGTTTTAGTGGCTGCTAGATTATCCCCCTCCTCTCCACTGGCGGCGAAATCCCAGTACCTGAGTTCATTTAGAGGGTCTGGTAACTTTTGAGAATTAGTTAGAATACTACCAAGGATTTCTCCTCTTTCATCCAGGAACCATTCCCGCTTAAATATCTTTCCTCCACGTTCACGTGGATTGCCCTGGTAGATTGCCTCAAATCGGAAAGAACCCATGGCTTTCTGTATCTTCCGTAGTTCTTCTTCATCTTTGATTTGAGGACAAAGAGCTTCCCCTTCACTTCGACCCAGGATGTCATTTTCCTCTGCTAGGGCGGGTAGGTTAAGGACTACCCATGTCCCAGGTTCAATTGATCCTCCACCTCGGAGTATTTCCAGAGCTTCACTGGCATCAATATGTGGTTCTCCAGGGTCGTCATCATGGAAGCCATTAAGTATCTGGCCGGCCAGGTCCTTTGTTCCCAGTCTTTGGGCAATATAGATTATCCAGGGATTACGGCCTGTATCCATGTCTTTATCAAGTCGTGTAGTTCCCTCAGTGTAAAACCAGTCATTCAATTCGAGTTGATGAGCTTTACTATTTACTTTTTTAAATCCCTTGGAGGGATCATCAATAATCAATCCATGCGCCCCTTCACCAAGAATACCAGTGCCAATACCAGCAGTAAATAACCCGCCGTCATGGTCTTTTATATCCCATCTGTAACTGGCGTTGCTGGATTTGTCGAGTTCAACTTGGTTAGGTTTAATAATTCTTTTAAGCTCGCCATTTTCGTCTTTATATCCAATTTCTTTGACAAATAAGCGTTTACCATGCTTTTCCAGTAATTGTTTAGTGATACGGCCCCATTTCGCTGAAAAGGTGGCATCCCTCGTGGCGAGTATGACACGTAGATCCGGGAAAGATCCGAGAAACCAGGCAAGAAAATACTTACTTATTAACCATGATTTTCCATGCCTAGGTGGCATGAACACCATAAGTCGGTTCAAGCGACCCTGAACCAAATACATTAATAATTCAATAACCACTACCAGGTGCTTAAAAGCCCTCCATCGACCATTACTAGCTTCCAGGGCAAACGTGCCAGGGCCAAGGGGAAAGCTTTCATCAATCGGTGGTTCTTTGGGCTCTGCCTGCGGCATTGAGAAGCCTCAACTCATTCATTATATGTTCATCACTACAAATCAGGCTCTTAGTAACCTCATAACGGCCCTTAACTTCACCCTGTACATGGGAATAGTCAGAGGGCTCACCGAGGGCTGTTTTAATACCTTCTTGAGCCGCTTTAATTCCATCGATAATACACTTAAAATGATAACCAGAAATAAAATTCTCTTCATCCTTCTCTAAATGAGCCTTATACCGTTCTAACTGCATCTTCCCAATTATACGACCTAGTTCGAAGGTGTTTTCAAATTTATCATCGCTCTGGACGCTTTTAGCAGCTGCAAATTCTGACTTTTTTTCGTTCACTTTTAGTTTAGTTTTGGCTCGATGCTCGTCTCTTAGCTTCTTCCATTTGCCGTCTCTTCCGGCTCTTTTTATGGCGCTTTCTGATGTTTGGTGTTGTTCTGCTAGTTTTGCGTATGATTGGAAGATTATGGGGCCGTCTTCTGTTACTGTACCATAGATGTATTCTTCTTTTATTTTTTCAAGTGTGATGGGGTCTGTGGCTTGGTTGGTTCGTTGTTGGTTCATTTTAGTTCACTTGAAAAATTTTTTTTATAATGGTGTGAAATATTTAATTAATTCAAAAATTATTAGGGGTATTAATACAAAGCAGGCTCCTATTCCTCTGTCGGTCCATTC